GGCTACGGTGTAAATAGAGCAGTAGCGGGCAATGTAAATAGAGGTGCAAAAGGGTTTTCATTAATGGCCCAAGGAGCTGGTCAAATGCCAAACTCCTTAGTAGGCGTATATGCAGATATTGCAGCAAAAGTCTTCGCATTAGGGGCAGCTTTTCGTGCGCTTAAAGAAGCAGCAGATTTAACAGTATTGAAAGAAAGTATGAATGCCTACGGTGATGCAACTAATATCAATCTTACTAAGATAGCTGAAAACTTACAATCAGCAGTAGACCATACAGTAGACTTTAAGCAAGCAGCTCAGACAACTACCCTAGCGACTGCAGCTGGGTTTAACTCAGAACAAATTATTAAAATGGGCGAAGCCGCAAAAATGGCAGCTCTAGCACTGGGTAGGGATATGGGCGATGCTCTAGACCGTTTAACCAGAGGTGTAGTAAAAGCAGAGCCAGAAGTATTAGACGAATTAGGTATTATCTTAAGATTAGAACCTGCGACTAAAAAGTACGCAGAAATGATAGGTAAAACTGTAAGAGAATTAACAACGTTTGAAAAGTCCCAAGCAGTATTAAATGAAGTATTAACTCAAACTGAACGTAAGTTTGGTAGTGTAGGAGATTCTGTAGCTGCAAATCCTTATGGTAAACTACAAGCTCAAGTAACCGAAATGGCATTAGAGCTTGGAGGTTTACTGAATGCAGTAGTTAATCCTTTGATTGAAGGTATACTAAGAGTTCCACAGTTATTAGTAGTAGCTTTCGCAGGATTACTTACCTTCTTAGGTAAGAGCGTATTTGCTGGTGCCTTTAGTAAAATAATGGCGAAGGGTAAAGATGCTGGTATGGATTTGACAGATCGTTCAGCCGCAGCTGAGCGTAACGTAATAAGGGCCAAAAGAAGAGCAAAGATATCAAAAGCTAGATTGCGTGGAGATAAATTTTATGACGTAGAAAGAAGGGCTAGCGTCATTAGAGATGAAAACGGGGTAGCAAAACTAGATAGTAAGGGTAGAGTAAGGTACAAAGCTAGAAGTACAAGATATGACTTACAAGATAGAGACCCTCAAGGTAGATATATAAAAAGAAGTTCTGGTAGGCAACGTGAGCTATGGGGCGCTTCTAAAAGAGATCAATGGGGGGAGTTTAAAGCTAGAGCAGGACAGTTCGGTGCAGATAGTGCAGGGGACTTATCAGACTCCAAAAGTAAGTTTGATAGAAACCGTAAAATGGGTTCTGGCGTATTTAAGTCTTTCAATGATGCTAGAAAAAGAATGACAAAGGGTATGAATATCTCTTTTAAAGAAGCATTTGGTAAGGGCGGTAAAACGTCTAAATCCCTATTATTCTTTCAAAAAATGATGAAAACATCTACACTAGCTATGTATGCGTTTGGTGCTGCAGCTAAGACTATAGCACTGGCAGTGGTGGGAGCTATAATGATACTGCCGGCTCTAGTACAAATGTTCTCTTCTATAGGTAAAGGTATGGGACTAGTTACCGTATCTACAACTGAATACTCAGACGCTACTAATAGTCTCACAGATGCAATTAGTAAGCAGGAAGCTGAGCTGTCTAGGGTAGGAAATGCTTACGAGTTATTCTCTTCTGCAGATTACTTCCAACAGATGATAAAATCTTCCGAGTTATTCGCGAACTCTCTTAGTAACACAGATGAAGCCCTAAATAGTAATATAAATATTTTAGATAAGTTTTTAGCACAAGGCACAAAAACATCTAAAGCCTGGAGTGCGTTCCTAGGCATGTTCGGACAAAGTGTATTCGATGATTCAGTAACATCTTTAAACCTTGCAATAGTTTCTTCAGAGAGACTAGGGATGAATCTAGAGGAATTAGGCATTACTCAAGAGCAGGTTAATAATGCCACTAGTAAATGGCATGGGGACGAAAGACAAACACTAGCGCTACTTAGAAAAATTAAAAAGCCTATGGAAGATCGTACTCGTTCAGCTAGAAATTATGCTAATGCTCTAAAAGAGATTAAGCAAGCTGGAATAGATGTAGGAAAAGAGTGGAAAAAGTTAGCAACAAACCTACCTACTACCCCTATAGACTCATTATTAGAAAATGTTACTAGACTAAGCACAGGTTTAAGAACTGCAAAGAAAGAAGTAATTAATCAGTTTAAGGACTGGGATATAAGTACTAAATTAGAAGATGTTTTCGCTACTAAAGATAATAAGTATATTAATAATAATCCTGATAGCAACTTTCAGACTGATCCAGTACGAGGTGCGATGGATGCTCTTGAAGGTTTAAAAGGTATTATAACTCCTAATAATAAAGAAGAGGTCTTAGGAAGAATTAAAGAACTATATGATAAGTTCTATGCTGAAGAAGTGCCTAGAATAAAGGAAAGGGCGTATAATGCGTATAAGAAGAAGTTAGCAGTCGAGGGTGGCATACCTCTTTTTGATGACGTCGTGGCTACTATAAAGATAATTCCTGTAGTTACAGGTATCTACGATGCTCCAGGTACAGACAAACTAATTCAAAAGAAGTTCGCTAAATATTTGAGTAACATCTATCTGACCAAGCATAGTATCGAGCAGACTGCAGTACAAGCAGCTTTAGAACCTTATATTGAGTTAGAAAAAACTCTACAGGAAATATCAAAGCTTGAAGGTATAACAGGATTAAAAGAGATAGGAGACTTCGGATTAGAAGCTGCGAGTACTTGGGAGGCAGCTTCTAAATCTGTAGAACTGATGGCGGTATATGCCCACGCGGTGCAGGCCGCCTTCATATTAGCAAAGTTAGCCGCACAGGATTTATCTAGAAATGCCTCCGTTATAGGTACAGGGCTTAGCTCTTCTAATTTAGAAAAGTCCCTCATTAAAGAGAATCAAGCGATTGCAAAAAGAGTAGCGATCCTAGACATGGAGATAAGGCTAAATGAAGGCACTATCTCAACCATGAAGGATGAAGTGAAGAAGGCACAGGCTATGCTTAAGAATGATATATTAAGAAATAAGCAAGCAGTAGAAAAAACAAAACTAGCAGGAGAAGAAGCTATTCTCTTTAGAAAAATGAATAGTAGTTTAAAAGAAAAGATTGATTTAGAGACCCAATCTTTGAGTATACAGCGTTCACTAATAGAAGCTAAAGCAGCTCTAGGTAGTATAAGCCAACAATCTTTAAATACGGGTACCGCTAATAATAAATCCACTACTCAAGAGTTAGATTACATGAGTAAAGTAATGATAGAGGGCGAAAGATTTATAAAATTTCAAGACAAAATTAATGCATCAACCCTGAAGGATGGAGAGGAAAAGAGGAGCATTATAGATGCAGAGTCAATTTTATCGGCAAAAAGATTAAAAGCATATACAAAAGAGAATGAAGTTAAACATGAGATACTTAGTATAGAACTAAAAACAGCAGAATTAGCTGATAGACGTTCTAAGATTGAAGATATCGTATCACACGCCTCAGACTTAAGAGATATTTATAAGGATATGTATGACTTTGAGTCTCTACATACTGCTAGTCAAAAAACGGCTTTTGACTTAACTCAAAGATTATTAAAGTTAAAACTTGAAGAAACATCCATCAATAAACAAATATCTCTAAGCACTAAAGTAGGTGCTACACATAACAAAAAAGCCTTAGAAAATCAAAAGGAATTAAATATACTTAGACAAGCGCAGATAACGCTAGAAGAAAGTTACTTAAAAGCCTATATAGATCTAAACGCTATGCGTTCAGGTGAATTAACAAATGCAGAGAAGAAACTAGAGATTCTTGAGAAAGAATTTGACTTATTCAAAACTCTATCATCTTTCCACAAAAAGGATAATCAACAAGAGACTGTATATAATAATAAGTTCTTAGCAACTCATCAGAAAATATTAAATGTAGAGGATGAGCTCCGTAAAGTAGGGGATGATAAGAATACTCAAATCGAGTTACAACTAGAGTTAAACGGTCTTTTACTAGATCAAGACTTGCTAAAAATAGAAAATCATTCTAGAATTTTAGACAATTTAAAAGAGCAGCACGAAGTACAGAAACGTACCCTGGAAGACAGAGTTGTAAGTGGAGAGGAGCTCAGAAATACTTTCGGTAATGAAATGCATTATCGCTTAGAAGAATTCAATGATAATTTTAGAGATAATATTACTTTTGCAGCAGATTTATGGGGGGCCGCCTTCTTAGACCCTCTTGATAGAATGGCAGAAAACCTTAAGAACGACAAAGGACTATATGGAGAAAAGGGCTGGGACGAGTTTTGGAATAATACTTGGAGAGGCATAGGGGACCAGCTAATAGACCAAGGTACTGCACAGATGAAGAAAGCTATGATGTCTCCTTTCGAGAAAGATAAGTTAGCAGAAGCAGCTAGAATGGCAGAAGAGCAAGAAAAAAGAGCAATCAGAGACTCAGATAATTTACAGTCTACCGCCAGTTTATTAAGTGATATCAAATATAACACCGATCCTGGGAATAAAAAATATTCAGATGAAATAAATAACTTTAGTATAGACATGAAACCTGCCGCTGACATAATGTTCAGTGCCGCTAAAGAATTCCATATGGCAGTTAAGCTGTTCCCTGATAATATGAGAAAGGCTATACAAACCCTTTTTCCTGACTGGCTAGGGGATAGTAATACACAACTTTTGTCAGATGAGGTGCGTAATAAGACGCCTAAACAACTGGGTAGATCATATGGAGCAGGGGAAGGGTACCAATACAAAATACCAGAACAATGGAGTTCGGTAGCATCACAAAATGATAATCTAGATACTCTAATGTTCCAAGCTGAGTTCGAGCATGAACAGATGGAAGCTAAAAATGCTATAGAGAAGTTCATCGATAATCTTGGATTTAGCTGGATTAAGGAAGTTACAGACGAAGCTTCGGACTCTGTAGATAATTTAGTAGAAAAACTACAAACAACTGCTGTACCTATAAATACCAATCCTTACTTAGGTATGGATACAAATACTTTACCTTGGCAAGAAGAGGAAAACCAAGCACTTAAATTATGGAAAAATGATTTTGAGGAAGTAGAACAGCAGAGAAGAAACCTAGAAGCGATAAGAAAAGAAAAGGTATTAGCAGAAACGATTAATTCTCTAACTAAAGCAAGATTGATAGCAGAACAAGCTATTACTAAGGAAATTACTAAACGCATTAATTTAGATTCTGCTGTAACTATAAATACTAATCCTTACTTAGGCATGGATTCAGATAATTTAGATTGGAGAGAAGAGGAAAAGCAATACCTTAATAGATGGCCCAAGGAGTCTGGGGCAGTACAAGAGAACCGCGACTACCGTAGAAATCAACGATTTATAAACGGTCTTGCCAGCGGAGGGCATATTTCAGGTCCAGGCGGTCCTACGGAAGACAAGATTCCTGCATGGCTATCTAATGGTGAGTATGTTATTAATGCAGCTTCTACTAAGAAACATGAGTCTTTAATAGAAGCAATAAATCAAGATAAGGTTCCAGCATTCGCTCACGGTGGAAAATTATCTGAGCCTCATAAAAAGAACAAAACATTTGAGGCTTTTGGTAGTACTGAGGAACAGGATGCTAAAATATCCTCTTTATTAAAAGAACATAATAAGAGTACGGATTTACAACTACCAGGCCAGCCAATGGAAGAATGGTCCGATAAGGTACTTAAAAATTGGGAAGAGTGGTTAGAGCCAACAGCATTCGCTCACGGTGGAAAATTATCTGAGCCTCATATAAACAATAGTTTAGTGGGTAGTGCAGCTATTGGGACCGGGCTTATGATGCAGGACATAGGAGGAGGCGTAAGACAGCCTAAATCAGTAGCTAAAACTAAGGTTGCAGACCATAGTAAGGCTCTTAAGGCAATAAATTCCGGAAGATTTAGTGGCGGTATTACTTTTGAGCATTATATGGAGCCGGGGGGTACTAGCGGAACCTTAACCGGATTTAAAGACGGTGAAAAGGCAGGAGCCATACGTTATATCTTAAATAAGCCTGGTGGACACAAGATGTTCTTATCTATGGATTCTGGAAAAGGAGTATACTCCCCCCATTATTTTAAGGAGTTATTTAAGCATCAACCACAAATAACGGAAGTAGACGGGGGAGAGTACACACCTGCCTCTAAAAGAGCTTCCGACGCGTATAAAAAGATACTAGCAGAGCGAGGTATAACACTTACTCCTGCCATAAATGAGTCAACCCATTTGCAGAGAGCTATAGATAAAACTAAGACTTTCTTAAAAAGCAATGCTGGAAAAGTACTTAAAACAGGAGGAGTAGCGGGTACAGGCTACCTATTATACGATAAGATAAGTGACGCTATAAGCAGAGCCTATGATTTCGTAACTGGTGCTGAAGGCTATGCTATGGGCGGAAGTGTACCTGGTTTGGGTCTATTTGGTCAAGGTTTTGGCGGAATGGGTGGAAGCGGTGGCGGTCGTAGTATAATGGGCGGAAGTGGTGGTGGACGTGGTAGTCAATATATACCTAAATTTCCTACAGGTAATATTACTTATCCCAAGTACGGTGGTAATATGACTAAGGCAGAGTGGTCTACCTTAAGAGCTAAAATAAATAAAGAACACACAGTAGAAGGCGGATTCAACCAAGTTAATAATAGCTTGGCTAAAACGGCTATGTGGAAAGAATTAAAGATCGCGGGAGGTGGATTTAAACCACCTGTTATTCCTAAAATGTCTATTAAGGCAAAATTTAATCAAGATAAGCTTAATATGAGTGACAGAGCTTTTCAAAAATATTACGGTTTTTCAAAAGACGGAGACGGATTCGCACAAGGTGGTCCTGTATGGGATTACTCTAAGCCTCTTGGGCAACAAAATAACAATAAAAAGTCTGGTACTTGGACAGGTAATAAGGGTAACAAATTATTTACTGACCGCATTAGTGGTAAGAAAATTTGGGTTTCCTCTGCAGATGAACTACCTAAGGGCAGGTTTGACTGGCAGTTAGGTAAACATAAGCGTAAGAATATGACTAAGTCTATATTCTCTAAGCTGACTGACGCTCCTAGCCATGTTTCTAAAAACCTGAAACAGACTAACTTATTTGGTAGCGGCCAAGGGTTTGATAGTAAATGGCTAAAAGGTACAGGGTACCAAGCTCCGCTTCCTGGAATAGATTCTAAGAACGTATACACAGATAAGTGGAAGAAACAGTTCATTAAGGATTTAGCTACACATGGTAGAGGGCCTTCTCAGTTGAGTTTATTCCCACAGAACAGGTTACCGTTCTCAGGTACTGGGATACCTACTAATAGTAAGGTCTCCGTAGCGTCTAAAGCAGCTAGATTTGGTAAGTCATTCCTCAAATGGGGTGCAGGGCCTGTAGGTATTGGAATATCTATATCTGAGCTAATTGATTGGTATATGGAGGAAGATGAGTCTAACAAGAGTATAATGGATAACGTAATAGACTTAGGTAAGACTCATGGAGTAAACGCTATAACTAGAGAAAAATTCTCTGAAGGTGGTAAATTACAGGATCCGCGTAACAAAGGCCGTAATGGTGATACACTTTTAGCTCATATTAATAAAGATGAAGCAGACCTACTTAAAAAGTTAGGTGGAGCAGGTACAGCGAATCCTACGACTGGATTACCAGAGTTCTATGGAGCGGATAGCACCTTACAAGAGATAGAACAAGAGGTATCTCTTAAAGATATGACAGGATTCTTCGATTCTTTGGGTCTAGAAGTAGTTAAGATCAGAGACGAAGCAAAAACACTTGCTCAGATTAGTACCAACACCTTTAATAAGTTGTTTGACGTAAATGGTGAGATGATAGGGGCGGGTAACGCTCAAATAGCACGCGCCAGCGGCAAAGCTGTTAAAGCAGCTGATGAATTGAAAACAGATGCACAGAGAAAGTATGATGCAAGGTTTGCCACATTTAGTCAATTAATTGCATTAAATGAAGACGGAAAAATATCTGATGAGGAAAGAAAATCCTTAAGTAGCTACCAATGCAAACTTTTAGAACAAATAGAAGCAGCATTGGGAGGAAAAGGAAAACTATCCGCAACTCTAAATAATCTAGATGGAGCGTCTAAGAAGGAAGCACTACTAAGATCAGGAGCTCAGGAAGCTGGAGCTACTAAAGAGGAAGCAGATGCCTACATAAACAGTCTTAAAAAAGTTAATGGAGATTTCATTAGCCAACAAGATAGTAGCGCTCTTAAAGCTTCAGAACAACAATATAGAACTTTCAAAATCAATAATTCAGAAATGGGTAAAGTTTTCTCAGAATTTGGTGTACAACTATCAGACGTACATGGTATGGCTGCAGGAGCTTTCAAAAACGCATTAGGAGAAGCATTTAGAACAGGTAAGTTTGATGCTAAATCAATGTTAAGTCAATTAGCGTTTGGTGTAGGTCAAATGTTCATGAATAACGCAGTTGACAGCTTATTTGCTATGATGTTCGCAAAGGGCGGAATAGCTGAAGGAGGCTTCAGAGCTTTTGCTTCTGGAGGCACAGTAACTTCTCCAACACTAGGATTGGTAGGAGAAGGTAAGTACAATGAAGCAATAGTTCCATTACCAGACGGTAAGTCTATACCAGTTATAGGTAATACTGGCGGTGGGGGAGAAACTACTAACAATGTATCTGTCAGTATCAATATGGCAGACGGAACAGCACAGAGTACTGTTAGCGGTGGAGACGGCGCAGGATCTGCAGAGGATATGTCGGTATTAGGGGATATGATTGCAGGACAAGTTCAACAATTACTTATGGATGAGAAACGTCCAGGCGGTTTATTATCGGATATATAAATTATGGCATATGATTACGACATAACAATTGGGTTTAACCCAGATAAAGCCTTAAAACAGGATATGAAACCTCGTATACTTAAAACTCAATTTGGAGATGGGTATATGCAAAGAGCTCGTGATGGTATTAATACTATTACCGAGTCTTGGAATCTAACTTGGAAAAATCGTAAGGTAGCTGATGGTCAAAAACTAATCGATTTCTTTGAGAGTACTGAAGGCATACATGCTATAACATGGACTCCTCCGTACGCTACTACATCTATAAAAGTTATAGTAGATAGTTGGACCACTACTTACCCTCAAACAGGAGTTTTAACTGTTCAAGCAAAATTTACACGAGTACATGACTTATGAGTAAGAGCCTTTCCCAGATAGCTGAACGATCTACGATTGCAGAGGTATCTGCTTCTTTAGGGACAGATGCTTTAATCGAATTATTCGAGTTAGACTTAGGGTCTGTAGAACTATATAGTCCTACAACAGGAGCTAGGGTTAATGATGTATTAAGATTTCATGCTGGTACTAATAATATGGATAGCCCTATAGTTTGGCAGGGCAATATATACGATCCTTTCCCTGTACAAATGTCGGGATTTGAGGCAGTAGGTACTAATCAAATCCCTAGGCCTACTATGGGTGTAGCTAACATTACTACCTCTTCTACAGGTACTGGATGGGGTTTTATATCTAATCTAACCCGAGATTTCGACGATTTAGTAGGGGTAAAAGTAACAAGAAAAAGAACCTATGCTAGATATTTAGATAGCTATTGTGTGCTAGATGATGGAGGGCAGGCAGTAGGAGGCTTCTGCCAAGATACGAATTATACCAACAAAGCGGACTGTGAAGCTAGTACCATGGGTAGCTCTTATTGGGCCCCTTTTACCTGTATCGATTGTGCTGCCGTAGGCACTTGGTACGTAAATAATAAAAGTACCTTTGAGTCAGGTACAGATCTTAACTTATATTTAAGAAGTTCAGATACTCATCAGCATACTCACAAACTAAATTTAACTTCAACTGATATATGTAATCTATTTAATACTGAGAGTCCGTTTAACAAACCGGTAGAAAATAATGCTCTTTCATTGGCTTCTATAGATATAAACTCTCTAAGTACTTCTGGTACAGTAGAAGGTTTCTCCATTGTAGGAGGAGCGGGATATAATACTGAGGATAACCTTAGTTTAGTATCTGTACTAATTCCTACCATAAACGAAGGAGTAGATGCAGGTATTTCTGCACATATTCATGAACTAGACCTTACCGGTGAACAAGTATATGAAATACTAGAAAATCCTGGTACCACCTATCCGGTCAGTACAGAGGTTATAGAAGGTCATTCTCATAGTGTCAGTATTATGTATACAGCACCAATAAACTCTGAAGTAGCGAATATTACTATAGAGTTTTTAGATGCTACTGATAATCATCCTAATGGGACACCTCATATTATTATATATCCTACAGGTGTACCTCCAATATTTGGAACTCCTGTAATAGATACTACTGGAGGGCTAGCTAATGCATCTTTAATATTTGCAGGAGAAGGGATCCTTTTAGGTCAGGTAGCAACACTTTTAATACCTAGACCAGCAATTCATTCTCATTTAGCAACATTAGAATACTTACACGAGGGCACAGACGACCCAAAACTAGTAGAAGGGGGTAATAGTACTTTTGAAGAAGCTACTACTAATTGGTATTATAATATTGGTACTACTATAACTGCTGCTTATGATTCGTTAGATACTGGGTATAGTAATGTATTAAGAATAGAATCAGGTGGTACTAATAATTATGCTTTCATAGATATAGATACTTATGCTGAAAAAGAATACAATATTAGTTTCAATTATAAAGTAATAGTAGGTAACACCCAAAAAATATTAGTAGAATCAGATAACGGTGATGGAACTTGGACTACAGAATTTACAGAGAATTTAACAGGCACAGGGTGGCAAACTTATTCGAAGACTTTCTTCACTACAGAGTTTAATGAGGCTACGGCTAGAACAAGGTTTGAAATATTTTCATCTGCTGCTACTGGAGGAGAGAACGATGAATTGCTGATCGATAATTTTCAAGTAGAGCAAACCTGGGTACGAGGGGATGTTATAACTAGAGGTATATCGGGGAACCACGGTCATACATTGACACCTATTAATAAACTTGTACTTGATACCTCTGATTCTGAGGCATTCTTTGCAGATGATGTTTTCTTCATAGATAGAAAAGTAGGGGAAACAAAAGTAGTTATTGAATTTGAATTAGCACCTGCATGGGATGTAGAGGGTATAAAACTTCCAAAGAGAGAGATAATTCAAAATACTTGTCTATGGAAGTATAGGGATGGTAATTGTCCATATAGTGGGGATAGATATTTTGATAAAAATGATGAACCAGTTAAAAATACCGGCAGTAATGAAAAAGATGATGTATGTGCTAAAAAGTTAAAAAGTTGTGAGCTACGTTTTGCAGAGAAAATATATGAGGACGTCATACAGTCATGCACAGGTACTAGAGATGGATCGGGTAATAGTTGGACCTGGGATGGGGTAGGGAAGACATCTTGTATAGCTTTATATGAAGTAGGAACCTGCTCAAATTGGCCCTCCGCCGGAGCTTGGGATGCAGTTAGTGAGGCATCTTGTACAGCTTTACAAGATGTCTCCGGAGCCCCGGCTACTTGGATTAGCGGAGCCGTTGCTACTTATTATAATGAATTAACAGCATTAACTCCCTCTCCTGGAACTGACTATGATGAAGAGTCTTGTCATAACTATCATTGTTCAGATACAAGCTATGCAACTCAGAGTGCTTGTGAAACAGAAGTTTGTTCAGATCTAGACTATACAACTCAGAGTGCTTGTGAAACAGAAGTTTGTACTGTTACTATTAATGGATTAGAAGAGACTACTGCAGATACTCAAGAGACTTGTCAAGGTGAGTGGGCTGCTAAAGGAACGTGGGCTGCTCAAGGAACATGGATGTGGACTGAATATTTTTGGAATGGCACTAGTTGTTTTAAGCCAAAATATGATTACAAAAATACTTGTGAGGATGCAGGGTATTACTGGAATTCTGCAGAGGAGTTTGGTTGCTGGGATTTAAATAGTGCAGAATTACCTTATGGAGGCTTCCCTGGAGTAGGGCTAGGATTTTAATGATTGATACAGATATTAAGTTAGAAATAGAACAAGATGCAAAAAATTCTTATCCTAGAGAGTGTTGTGGGCTACTATTGAATGTAGAGGGTAAACAAGTATATCATAAGTGTAGAAATATAGCAACAGGACACGAAGAACAAGACTTTATAATAGACCCTTTAGATTATATGGAAGGGGAAGATAGAGGAGAAGTACTAGCGATTATTCATAGTCATCCCAATGCTTCAGCAAAGCCAAGTAAAGCTGATATATTATCTTGTGAAAAGTCAGGTAAACCTTGGTATATAGTGTCTTATCCTAGGATCAGCTGGTGCAATATAGCCCCTAGAGGGATTAAGCAACCATTACTTGGTAGACAATTTATGTACGGCATTACAGATTGTCAAACCTTATTTATAGACTACTATAAGGAAATTTTAGATATTGATAATATAAAGTATTTTCCTTCTGAGTATGAGTGGTGGAATAAGGGGAAGGACTATTATGAAGAAAATTGGGATAGTTGGACAGAAGGCTCGTTTGTAGAAATAAAAGATCATAGCAAAATGCAAGAACATGATGTTTTACTTTTACAAATAGTATCTAATGTTTGTAATCATGCAGCGATTTATTTAGGAGGTAATATGATTATGCATCATCTTATGGGTAGATTATCTACTAAAGATATATACGGGGAATACTATCAAAAGAATACTATACATGTATTAAGGCACAAGTCATTATGTTGAGAAAAGTAACATTATATGGAGATTTAGGCGAACGATTCGGTAAAGAATGGGTTCTTGACGTACACAATCCTCATGAAGCAGCTAAAGCTATAGAAGCTAACAAGCCTGGATTCATGCAATACATCGTGGATAAAGAGTATCATGTAGTCGTTGGAGACTCTGATATTAGCGATAAAGAATTAATGGATCCTTTAGGGTCTAAAGACTTAAAGTTCATACCAGTAATACATGGTTCAAAAAAGGGGGGAGTTATGATGCTAATTATAGGAGCGCTAATTATATTTGCCCCTTACTTGGCAGGGCTAGCAGAGATGGGGGCAGGTATGGCCACTGCAGGTACTGTAGGTGCTGGTTTTGGAACAACATGGGCAGTAGGTATGAATACTATGTTAGGTACTACGTTATCTGCAACAAGTCTGATGTCTAAGTTTGCTATGAATATGGGTATGTCATTAATGATGAACGGTATTGCACAGATGCTAGCTCCTAAGCCAAAGAAACCCGTGAGTAACGAAGTAGATAATGGACAGTCCTATAATTTTGATGGGCCGGTTAATACTATGTCTCAAGGACTTCCTATACCTATATGCTACGGAGAATTAATAGTAGGAGGGGCTTTAATAAGCGCTTCAGTTACATCGGAGGAATCAAGTGGACACTAAAATTTTAATCGTAGGATCGGGAGGCGGAAAAGGGGGCGGGGAAGCTCGTCAAGCTGTAGAGGAACCAGATAATCTACATTCCTCTCAATACGCTAAAGTAGTTGACGCTATTTCAGAAGGAGAGATAGACGGATTAGTAGATGGTAATAAAAGTATCTTTTTTAATGAAACAGCTCTTCAGAACGATGCTGGAACTTATAATTTTGATGGAGTAGATACTTATGCGATGGCGGGTACCCAGGAGCAGGGGGCTATACCAGGATTTGGGGGAGTAAGAGGACAAACGTCTGTTGGTATAGAAGTAAAAAGAGGAGTAGGTGCTCCTCCTCCTATAACTATTAACCAAGGTAATTTAGATGCGGTTTCCGTAACATTATCCGTATCACAGCTAACTAAGCAGGATAAAGTTCTTGGAGATATCCATGGTACAAAAGTAGACTACTCTATACAGGTAGCATACCAGGGAGGTAAGTTCGAGGAAGTCGTGGCTGCTAGTTTTGATGGTAAGACTACTTCTAAATATACAAGAGAACACAGAATAGAATTATGGCAGGACAAATTAGAAGGGAAGTATATAAGTCAGATAAATATTAAAGTAGTAAGGCTAACTAAGCATCCGGTCGATAGTGCCACTAATGATGCTATATTCTGGGAAAGCTATACTAAAATAATTGACAATAAATTAACTTATCCTAATACTGCCTTGATGGGCATTCGTATAAATGCTAGACA